TGCTTGTTGAGATGGATGAGAAGACGAAGGATGAGCAATGGACGATCCTCAAGGAGTCTAAGCTGCCCATGTCCGTCGTCATCGATTCCGGCGGCAAGAGTCTGCATGGCTGGGTCAGAGTAGACGCTGCCAACAAGGAGGAATGGAACGAGCGTCGTGATGTCGTCTATCGCCAGCTAGAGGCTCTTGGTATCGATCCAAAGAACAAGAACGCGAGTCGCTTCAGCCGGTTAGCCGGTGTGATGCGCGATGGCAATGAGCAGAAGCTGTTGGCCATCAATGTCGGGTCGGTGAATTGGGATGCGTTCACCGATTACCTCGAATCGCAGGATATGCCTCAGGAGTTCACGCTCCAGAGCATCATTGATTACGATCCTGAGAATGATCCTGATAATCTGATCGGTGACAGATGGCTACGTCGCGGATCATCGCTCCTATTCGTCGGTCAGAGCGGATGCGGCAAAAGCTCGATGGCATTCTATCAGGGTCTGTGCTGGGCGAGGGGTGCTGCTTGGTTTGGTGTGCAGCCGGTACGACCGCTGAAGATAGCGTACATCCAAGCTGAGAACGATATTGCCGATCAGCACGACAGCCTCAAAGGCGCAGCAATGTCTGTGTTTGGCCCATATGGATGGCAGGAAGGTCTTCGCCAAGCTGGCATGCTCTTCTTCCGCGAGGCAGTTCGAACCGGCGCGGAGTTCACGACCATGCTGCGTCGTCTCATCCGAAAGACGAAGGTGGATATCGTCTACATCGACCCCCTGCTCTCCTACATCGGCGGCAATCCATCGGACATCGAGGTCTGCGCGAACTTCACGCGGCATCTGCTCCAGCCGATCATGATGGAGACAGGCGTCGTCATCGTGCTGGTCCATCACTTCCCCAAGCCGAAGGGTAAGGACGACAAACCGGAGAGCGTGGCAGATATGGCCTACTCAGGATTCGGATCGTCCGATCTGACCAACTGGGCGAGAGAGGTGATTGTGCTGAAGGAGGTCGGATTCAATCAGCCGCGACGCTTCATGCTGGGAATGGCAAAGCGCGGTGATAGGTCAGGATTGAAGGATAAGAACGGAAACAAAACCGGCTCCATCGTCATTCAACGAGGAGTCGGAACGATATCCTGGGACTACGCGCCGCCCGAGCAGTTCGTAGTCGATAAGGCGGCGGCGAAGAAGCCGTGGGGCGGACGACCTAGGGGGCGTTAGCTTTCCTTCTCGCGTTCGGCGCGGCGACGACCCTTGGCGGCTAATGACTGAAATTTTTCCTTGGAAAGTTTTTTGCGTCCAATCCATGCCGCAAGTGCGCGAGGCTCTCTCACACCCTTCTTCTCAAGCTCGCCGATGAGCTTCTCGTAACGTCCGCCACCGCCAAGTTTCATTTTGTCCATATCAGTTAGAATGAGTTGTTACCGACGAAATTACCACGCGGCGCATGACCAATACTTAGGCGTCGTCTTGTCCTTCGCCTCCGAGCAGTTATGCCGTGCGCGGAAGTTCTTCCGACGCTCAGGATTGTCGCGCTTAATCTCCATGTTCGGATCGCCGAACCGAACGATGACAACCTTGCCAGCAGGATTCTTAACGTAGACAGCACTCTTCTTCCTCTCTCCTGGCGTGTAGAACGGCTTGTTTAGCGTCACCTTCTTACCCTGGTAGCGATTACCTTTCTTGGATAGGGAGGTTTTCATTAGTCGCGGCGACGAGATTGACGGCGCATTTCTTGAAGCTGCTTCTCTTCAGACTGACCTTCTTCCATCTGCATCATGGCTCGGTCAGTTTCGAGTTTGAGCATTCTCGACCAGTTTCGATTGAACAAGTCGATCTGCTCCTTGGAAAGCTGGCTGATCGGTGTGGTGACAGTTTTGACGTAGGTTGGCGACTGAAGCATTCGGCCCACAGCGGATTCGCCGGAATCTCCAATAGCCTTCAAAACCATTCGACGACCAATAAACCCAACAAGACCACCGCCAATCGCACCTCCAGCAACACCAGCAGGCCCAAGTCCACTAGCGATGTATGCGCCAGCAGTGGCAAGCGTTGGGATAATAGATTTTGAAACAAGACTATCAGCTTCCTTCGATGCAACAGCCAACTGATCCGCAATCGTGCTAATCTTGTCCACACCTCCAGCACCAAACAGCTCGTTTACAAGCGCGTTGTACTCTCCCGGCTTTTCGCCACCAGCAATCAACGCCTTCATCTTGTTCGTGTCGATGGCCTTCTTTCCATCAACAAACGAGTCTTTGACGATACGACCGAGGACAATGTTCTGAGCATCAGCCAGAAGGTCTGGCCGACTTTCCTTGAGGATCTTCGTAAACTCCTCAGCTCTCTTGACTGGATAAACGCCGCCACCCTTGGACTTGAGGAAATCTACAATGTTTCCGGCAGGGATGTTTCCATAGAGTTCACCACCCCTGATGGCAGAAGCGACAACCTGCTGGAAGTCTGTGGCAGTCTTTGATTGTTCCGTGACGTAATCGTTCAACTCCCTAAGCATTGTGTTTGCATCAGGGTTTGAGGCGATTTGCTTCAGAACATCATCATCAATGACGACGCCAGATTTAACCTTTGCCTTGATGTCGGAAAGGAGGCTGATGATTTCCTCCTGAGCCTTAACGTCCTCTCCAGGCTGCGCCAGAATTCCTTTGAATCCACGCTCCTCATTCTTCTTCTGAAAAGCAGCTCGACGCTTTTTTACATCTGCAATTTCATCTTCGTTTTGCTTTAAACGTTTTTCAGCTCCAGTAATGCCATTGGAGACGTCAGCCTGAAGCAGCTTTGACTTTGAAGTCAGCTCTTCAAGACTCGACTTGAGCTTCTCCTCCTCCTTGAGGATCGAAGTGTATTTTGATGCTACATCTTGAATCTGGCCAAGGCTTGGGAAGAACTCGTTGGCCACTTCCTTGGAAAGCTGTTTTCCGCGAGCCGCCTTCGCCTCAGTCAGAGTGTTAAGAAACTCAACTGGATTCTTGCCGCGAATCTGATTGTAAATGTAGTCCGAAAGAGCTGGCTTCACATTGGTTTCCCAAGTGTCACCGGCCATATTTTTTAGAACAGCAAGCGTAGTTCCACCACGAGGTCCAACGATGGCCGACACAGATTCAGGCGCGCCACCTGCTTCGCCAATGCTACGCAGAATTCTGTCAACGTAAGCACCTTTGAAGCGGCTGATTCCCTCTGCGTACTTTTTGTTTTGCTCGGCAAGAGCGTCTCGGAGCGTAGGATTTGCATCGAACGCCGCAGTCATCTGATCGTTGATCTTGTTGAGCTTTTCCCAGCTCTCAAAGAACCCTTGTTGAACCGGAGCATTGAAATCAAACAGTCGGTAAATTTGAGAACGCAACTTTCGAAGGTCTTCCAAGCTCTTGGTTTCAAGACCATTTCCAAGATCAACCTGAACGGTTGTTGCTTGCAGGTCTGGCCTTATTTTGGAAAAGCCCTTTTCTTGTTCAGCGTCGAATACGTCTCGGAGCTTGTTGCCTTGCTCTCCAACAATCGTTCCAGTCTCAAAAGCTGAAACAGGTTTTCCAGCGGCAAACCGATCATCAAAGCCTTGCTCGATTTTGTTTTTCTGATCTTGTAGGCCAGCAATCTGCCCTTCGATACGAGTGCGATTTGCAACATCTTCAGCACCAAGCTGCGCTCTCTGATTGCTCAGTCGAACAATTTCATCCTGAATCTCTTGCCCCTCCACAGTAAGACGGCCTTCAGCGCGACGAGCAAAAGCAAGCGCACGGCGATTTCGCTCATCTTTAAACCCAGCAGTTTTCTTGATGGCCTCATCGACCTTGCGAGCTGCCTGCTCGGTCAGTGCATCAGCTTGGCGTACAACTGACTCAACGACGGCTGGATTTATGTCGGTTTTCCCAGAAATCCTTTCAAGCTCGCCGACGATGGCTTGGGTTAAATCATCGCCGGAAAGACCAGACCGACGACCTTGAATTACCGACTGCTCCAGAACCGACTGAACGGTGTCCTGAAAGTTTTGAACATCCTGAGGAGACGACCCTGAGAATGCTGGATTGTAGAACGTGTCAGCAACCTGACGGGAAAGTGCAGGGTCGATGCCAGCAGCATTCCCAAGTTCCTGGCGAATCAGGTTTGCGCGGTCTTCCAGAAACTTTTGAGTGAACGGACGCTGCATCTCACCGGCAAAAGCAGCCGGAAACTTACTGACCGACGGTGCGCCAGAAACCGCTCTTCCAAATGCACCAGCACCTCGAACAGTCGTAGAAATAGCGGGAAACAAAACGCTTCCCATCGCGGTACGCAACGCCATCTCTCCCCCGGTAACATCCTCACCAAGAGATTCGACTCCAGCTTGAGCGAGAGATGTCCTACCGCCAACCAAAGCCTCTTTCCTGAGCTGTGCGCCAAGTGTTGCTTGTTGAGGAACACCAGTTTCGCTGGTTAGCAAACGACGAATGCCCGTTCCGGTTCCGGGCTTTGCGATTCCAAGAGTTGGAATGCCGGAGGCAGCAATCTGCGCCGGACGCATCTTCTCAGGCTCTAACGTCTGAGCAAGAAGTTCAGATCCAAGGCTGATTGCCGCTTCTCCAGCAGCCATTTGACCACCAGGAAGGAATGCTGCGGCTAGTGGCCCACCGTATCGAACCGTGTTGGCCGCAACCTTCCTCGCTCTTTTGCCTTCGTAATCTGCGAGGAACGACCGTTCCTTGTCGGTGAAATCCTCGTCGGGCAGCGGCTCGTAATTGCCAGCCACAAACTTCTGGAATTTACGCGCGCTGTCAGGACCGAGGTAAAAGTCAGCCTGCTGAACAATCGGATCTTGAGACTGAAATCGCTGCGCGCCTTTAAGGTCTGATCCTTTTACAGCTTTTTGAACCGCTTCCATAGAGCCGATTGGCGGCTCTTCTGGGACAAAAGGCTTCGAAGGATCAAAACCGCTTGCAACCGAAGTTTTGGATTCCTCTACAACTTCAAAAGGCTGATTAGGATCGAATGGCATAATTATTGAGCAACCTCAACGTAGGTGTTGGTTGTTTCGTCCAGTTCGTAAATTTTCCCACCCTGCCTAACACGCTTTGGACCTTGAGCAGCGGTGGTGGCAGGTTGAGTTTGAGTATCAACACCCAAAACCTCATCCGCTCTACGTTCAAGTTCGTTGACGTAAGCTCCGTATTGCGGGTTGGAAGTGATTCCCTGCATCCTCAGCTTCTCAACGCGGTCTTTGATTGAGCGAGCGGTGATTTTTTTGAACGTGTCGATGCGGTTAGAGAAACCAACGTCTGTCGGTTTTCC